TCACTAGAAATGACTTTAAAAATGCAGTCAATCCTTTCTTAAGAGATGTACAAGGAAGACGTGGTATCACAGAATTTAGTGTTGTGTGTGACCCAACTAACAATACAGGTGATGTAATTGATAGAAACGAATTCCGTGCAGATATCTTCATTAAACCAAACAGAGCGATCAACTTCATTACTCTAACATTTGTAGCAAGTAAATCAAGTGTAGACTTCAGTGAAATTGGTGGCTAAATATAACTAACAAGGAGAATAACTAATGGCTAATATTGCTGATTTTAAAGCTAACATGACTGGTGGCGGAGCTCGTCCCAATCAGTTTCGTGTTGATTTGGCTTTCCCTTCTTATGTCACTGGTGGAAGAGTTGCTGCTGTACAAGGACAGTTTCTTTGCAAAGCTGCACAATTGCCAGCTAGTACATTAGAAAATTTGCCAATCCAATATAGAGGTCGTGCTGTAAACTTTGCTGCGGAGAGAACATTTGCTCCATGGACAGTGACAGTTTATAACGATACTGACTTCGGTATTAGAAACGCAATCGAAAGATGGCAGAATGGTATTCAAGAGTATGCTACGACAGAAGGTCGTACTAATCCGAATGATTACCAAGCTGACTTGCTTGTAACACAACTAGACCGAAATGGTGCTGGAGTAAAACAATATAAATTTGTTGATGCTTTCCCACTATCTATTGGTATAGTTCAGTTGGACTACGATACAACAAATGCTATAGAAACATTTGATGTTGAATTCCAGTACAACTTCTTTACAAGTAATACCAGCACAAGTGGTGGATTAGGAGTGAATATTTCAATCGATACTCCGATTGGCTCATTCCCTATCAATATTTAATTATTAATAAAGGTGAATAAATTATGGCTGAATTTTTCGGTTTCGAAATTACACGAAGAAGAAATAGAGAACCACTAACACCTGTCGCCCCATCAAGAGATGATGGGTCTACAGTACTGACCGATGTCAGTGCCTACTATGGTGTGACTCTAGATCTAGATAATTCAATTAAAAGTGAGAATGCTTTAATCAAAAGGTATCGTGAAGTTGCTCAATATCCCGACTGTGATGGTGCGATAGAAGATATAACTAATGAAGCAGTCACAATTCAAGATGACGCTCCCAGCGTCCGATTAGTTCTTGACGACTTACCAGTATCAGAAAAGATTAAAGAGAGAATTCATGATGAGTTTTCCACAGTTTATGATATGTTGCAGTTCGATTTTAAGGGACACGATATATTTAAAACTTGGTATGTAGATGGAAGATTATACTACCATCTAATTGTTGATCCTAAGAATCCTAAAGATGGCATACAAGAATTAAGATATGTAGACCCTCAAAAGATTCGTAAGATTAAAAATATTAAAAAGAAAAAGACATCTAGTGGTGTTGAGGTTGTAGAAAGTTCAGAAGAATTCTTTATATATAATGATAAAGGTATCTCTGACTCTAATACAAAAGGAATCAAGCTAAGTCCTGATTCTGTAGTTTTTTGTCCTTCGGGAAATGTAGATCAAAATACAGGAATGGTTTTGGGACACTTACAAAAAGCTGTTAAGCCTGTAAACCAGTTAAAGATGATTGAAGACGCAGTAGTTATCTACCGACTAAGTAGAGCTCCTGAGAGAAGAATTTTTTATGTTGATGTAGGAAACCTGCCTAAGATAAAAGCAGAACAATATGTCAACGACATCATGAATAAGTATCGAAACAAAGTTGTTTACGATGCTACCACAGGTGAAGTCAGAGATGATAGAAAACACCTTAGCATGATGGAAGACTTTTGGATGCCTAGAAGAGAGGGTGGTCGTGGTACTGAAATCACTACACTTCCTGGAGGGCAGAATCTTGGTGATATTGCTGATATACAATATTTCCAAAGAAAACTTTACCAGTCATTAAATGTGCCTATGTCAAGATTACAAGGCGAGTCTGGATTTACTTTGGGTCGTGCTTCTGAAATTACTAGAGACGAGTTGAAGTTTAATAAGTTTATAAAAAGAGTTCAAAGAAAATTCAGCCAGTTTATGGTTGACATTCTTAGAGTTCAATTAATAAGTAAAGGTATCATGTCGGATGAAGATTTCCATGACATGAAAGTTAATATAAGAGTTGACTTCCTAGAAGACAATCACTTTACTGAATTAAAGAACAACGAATTGCTACAACAAAGAGTAGGAATGCTAGGACAGATAGAACCATATCTTGGTAAATTCTATTCTCTACAGTGGGCAAGGAAAAACATCTTAATGCAATCTGAAGAAGAGATCAAAGAGATCGACAAACAGATGGATGATGAAAAGGCTGCAACTGAAGATGATGCTGAAGGTGGGGAAGTCCCTGACATGGATAGCATGCAATCTGACGATGAGCCACAAGACAATGATAATGAAGGAGAAGAATAATGGGAACTAAAGATTTGATCGACGCAATAGAATCAGGTAATGCTGAGGGAATTGAAAACACTTTTGGAAGTGTTATGTCAACAAAGGTGGGGGAAAAATTGGATACATTGAAAAAAGACTATGCTGCCAATATATTTAAATCCTCTGAAGAACAAGATGAGATAGCTGGTGAACCAGAAGTCGAACCAGCTGAACAACCAGAGGTTGAGGAACCAGCTGAAGATGCCAAAGAGATTTAAAGATATAATCGCTCCCTATATAAAGGGTGCTAATGATTTGGCTGAAGAAAGAGAGCAACAGCTCGTAGACCAAATAGACGTGGTACTACCAGAAGAAAGAGTGGCTGAGTATATTGCTAAACATAGTGATGTTGAAATTACTGACACACTAGTAGAAGAATATATGAATAAGGCTGCAACAACAGAATTTACGATAGATCCTATACTTACTGAGATTAAACTTAGAAGTGTTAGAAATCTAAGAAATAAGATAGACTACACCTTACAAGATGGCTCTAAGGTGGCAATCAGTGAGGAAAACCAAATTATACTAAATAGTTTATTGAAAGGCAAGAGCGAGATCGTCGCTCACATGTCTGAAAATAAAAATAACTTTTTAGAAGTTTTAAGAGGAGTGTACTAAATGGCAATTGTAAAAACAGTATTGGCTAAAGATAACAGAAAAGCTATCGTCAGGGTCACTGCTACATCTGCAGGCAATGCAACAATAGACATAGATGCAGATTTAAAACTTACTAATGAAACTATTACAAGTGGTAAATTAAAGGTTGCTATTCAGAAAATAGAAAGTAGCATTCAGCATTCTCATGAATGTACTATTGTACGAAATTCCGTATTAAGTGCTGCATTATACCCTGCATCTCAAAAGATAGAAACAAGTATTCAAGACGAAGGCAGTTCAGATGTTGTTGTTACATTTAGTGGCAAAGGCATGGTAATCCTTCATCTAAGCAAAATGGGTGGATTTAACGACCCTGTAGAAGATTCAATCTTCGGTGCCCATGATGATCCAGCTGCAGTAGGAAGTTAATATGAAATTAATTAAAGAACATACTGAAACTGTAAACTACCTTATCGAAAACGATAAAGAAACTGGTAAGAAGAATTACAATATCGAGGGAGTATTTCTCCAAGCTGAAATTAAAAACAGAAATGGAAGAAGCTACCCCAAAGATATCCTTAATAAAGAAGTCAAAAGATATATGGCTGAGAATATTAAGAAGAATCGTGCATACGGAGAGTTAGGTCATCCTGATTCCCCAACTATCAATTTAGATAGAGTATCGCACATGATTAAAGATTTGAAGCTCGAAGGCAATGATTTTGTTGGAAGAGCTAAGATAATGGATACACCTTATGGTAAGATTGTTAAATCGTTAATTGACGAAGGAGCAAGTCTGGGTGTGTCTTCTAGAGGGATGGGTTCATTGAAAACTACCAAAGACGGAACTTCAGAAGTCCAAAAGGATTTCATGCTTGCCACTGCTGCTGATATAGTTGCAGATCCGTCGGCACCAGATGCATTTGTACGAGGTGTGATGGAAGGCAAGGAATGGATGTTCGTTGATGGAAAGTTTGTCGAGGAAGATATTGATGCTATCAAGCATGTAATAACTAGGGCAACAAGATCTCAACTCGAAGAAGCAAAACTTTTCGCATTTGCGAAGTTTTTAAACAAAATTAAATAACCCAATTCAAGGAGACTATTATGTCAAATATAGAACAGAAAATAGCAGAACTCCTAAGAGAATCAAACAAAGCTGCAGAGCAAGTTAATTCTCTAGAGGAAAATGCTGAAGGTTGGAAAAAACCTGCTGACGAAGATGTGAAAGCTGAAGCACCTGCTGAAGTAGAAGCTGAAATTGTTGCAGAAGAAGTGCCATCTGAAGAAGAAGCTACAATCGAAGAAGGTGAATTACCACCTGCTTTGAAAAAAGCTATCGAAAAGAAAAAGAAAAAAGACGAAGACGATAAAG